CAATACCCACTTTAACAATATCTGCTCCACTTAAAATTAACTCCTCTGTCATTTCTCCGGTAACCACGTTACCTGCTATAATTACTATATCTGGAAACTTTTCACGTACTTTACGTACTCTTGCCGCAAAGTGATCCGAGTATCCATTTGCAATGTCCATACAAACATATTTTAAATTATGTACTACATTGTTGTACACATCAACCAACTTATGAAAGTCAGCATCACTTGTACCAATACTCATAGCAACATTGGCTGTACGCTCTGGTATGTCACTGTTAAAGTATTCCGTAAGTTGTTCTACTGTATATGTCTTTACTAGACACGTAAAGATGTTGCCTTCAGCAAGTTTGTCTGCCATTTCAAATGTACCAACACCGTCCATGTTAGCCGCCATAATAGGAACACCTTCGTATTCTGCTTTACTGTTTCTAAATTTAAACTTGCGTTCAAGCCTAACTTGTTTGCGTGATACAAGTGTTGAACGCTTTGGACGTATTAATACATCTTTGTAGTCTAGTTTGATATCTTGATCAATCCGCATTTTTTGGTTTCATCCCGTAATTAAAAGAAATACTAATTCTATCTTCGTTGGATAGGTTAGGTTGTACACTATGCTTTAACCAGCCTGGAAAGATATAAATTGCATTTGTCATTGCTTTGTATGTTGTTGCTGTACTTGTAAAGTAATTAGGCTTCTCCATAGGTGGAAGGAAATATTCAGCATTGTCACCTCTTTCAAAAAAGATGTTACCTTGCTCTGGAGTTGCTTTTACATAATATACTCCACTAAGTATACTACCTGCATGATTATGCAAGTGATTATATGATCCTGGTGTATTTACATTGATCCAAATATTTTGAATTTCTAGTTTTGGTATATCTGCTTGTACGGCACAATTATTAACTTGTTCTGTAATTGTTCCAACTAACTTATCAAATTCTTCGTTATCACCATGTCGCATTGGGCCACTTTGCCAACCTATATAGTTTGATACTTGTACACCTTCGTCAAGTTGTTTACGGTCTTGAGCATATGTTTCAATTGCAGAATTATCTACACCGTCCATCATACCAGACCAAATGACCGAAGGGAACCACTGTTCAGCAGTAAGTGCCATTAGTAACCTCTATCGACTTTTGATTTTTCTTGTAATTTTAACCAACGCTTACGTCCAGCCGCTTTTGCTTTTTTACGTTTAGCACTAGGCTTTTCGTAGTGTTGTCTTTCTTTGTATTCTTGTAGAATACCTTCTTCTTGAACTTTCTTCTTAAAAATTCTAAGAGCTTTCATAACGTCACCGTTACGCACTTCTACATAAAGACCTCTTTTAGATGCCATTGGATCTTTGTTGTCAAAGTTACGTCTTGGTTTAAAGTTGCTTGAACCTCTTCTGTTATTATTGTTGTACGCCAAAGTAGTTTACTCCTTCCATAAATTGTTTTAGTTCGTATATTCTATTATTATTAATTACATTATACACTGTTTCAGGGGTGTTTGTCAAGTAAAAAGTTTTACCAAAACCTAACAAATATCCAATAATCCAATGCGAAACATTAGTATTATCAATATCCAAAATAATATAATCTACAACCTGTGATACTTCTATTAGCCAACCTAGGTTAACTTCTGCATTCTCATGTAAGTATAAATTTACATCATTCTCAAACTGTTGAGCATAATGGTTAAAATTTTCTTTAATTGTATCACTAGGGTTTACTAACAACAAACTAGGATTGTCGTTGAATAGTTTATCAGGTGAAGTGATTAAGTTTAATACAGGATCAGACATTAATATTACTTATTGTTGTCGTCTTGTATTTTCTTCCAAACTGAACTTTCACTTTGTTCTGCATTTTGTACATAACCTTCTTGTTCATTTTCTATTGGTGCCCATGGTAGTTCGTGTATTCTACCTGACACATATGCTTGTTTCCAATCCTTTATACTTTGATCAGGATTGTCATCTTTCCATTTACGTTTTGCTTTTGTCCATTCCGCATCATTTTCGTACTTTGCAACAAGAGTAGCTCTTTCTTTAATCTCTTGTGATTTAAGATTGTCGTCTCCAAACATCACTGCTTGTTCTTGAGCAACTTCTTTCTCTGCGGCCTCAACCCATTTGTTCCATTGTTCAATGTCACTAGGTTCTTCTTTTAATTCTTCCGATGATTCTTGTTCTTTTTTTTTAGGTTCTTCTTTCGGAGTATCTGCTAGTTGCTCTAGTATTTCTTTATCTTCTTCCATAATCTCTTCAGCAACTTTAACTGCTTCGTCTACAGGCTCCTCTTCAGGAGCATCAGGCTTTTTTGGCGTTTCATTCCTCGCAATCATATTACCACGATTAGTTTCATAGTCTTTCCATTCTTTGCTTCTTCCATTCTTTCTAGCAAACTCAAATGTGTATTGTGAGGCAATCAATAGCAATACTGCTAGTGGATCAAACACAAAGATAATAATCATAATGACCCAACGTACTGCTTCTTCAAGCATTGTGTTGTCAGCAGTTTCACCATAAACAAATTCAGCAATGTATTTGATTGGCCCTACTTCAGCTTCGAGCAAACGATACTCGCCTTCTAGTTTGTATTTCTTTTCAGTTAGTACATCTATTTCGCCTTCAGCAGTTTTAATTTTTAATAGTTGTTCATCTACAGACGCATCAATTTCATCTGCTTTATCTGTTTGTGCTAGTTGTGAACGTAGACGTTCAATTAGTGCTTGACTGTTAACTACTGAGTCTTCAGCACTCTTACGAAGTCTTTGTATTTCATCTCTTGCTGTTTGTATAACAGGCGATTCTGTTTGACGTACTTCATCAATCTTACCTAGCATTACAAGTTCACGTTCTTTGAGTGCAGGTATTTGTACTTCACGTATATCTTTAACTACATTTGCTAAACGGAAACGTTCCATCTTAACAGTTTTAGTTGCTTCGTTACGTACTGACGCTACTTCGCCTTGTATTTGTGTAATTCTATCACGTTGTCCTTGTACCCATTTAGCAAGAGCAGTTCTAGTGTTGCCACCAAATAGCCCGTCACTTGATACACCAATGATTGCTTGTCCGGCACGTATCTCGCCTTTTTCAGTTGATTGTAATTGATTAGTTACACGAATAATTTCTTGTTCTAGTGCATCTATTTGTGCTAGTAAAGGTTCAACTCCACTGTTGTCTGTGTCTAAGTTTTCAATCTTTGCTTCATACTCTTTGGCACTAGTTTCTAAACGTAGAACTTCTGCTTGTATATTTGTTAATTGATCTTCATAAGGCTTAGTACGACTTGTGTCAGTTGCTCTAGCATCTGTAATAATTTTGTTCTGTTGTTCAATAGCAGGTTTAATACGATCAAACGCTTTGTCTATACGATCTTGCTCTTTGTCAATTTGTGCTTGTAAGTTAGCATCACTACCTGTACCACTTGTTTCAAGTGCTTCAATCTTATCGTCAGCACGTTTAATAATTGCTTCAAGTCTAATGACTTCACTTTCAATCTGCTGTACTTGTGCAACACTTTCTTCGCCTGCACTTGTTTGTTCAATATGTGCTTTTGATAAGAAGCCAAAGATACCCATGCTTGTGATAAACATGAGTACAAGAACTGCTGTTGCAAGGTAGTACTTTAACCACCACCTAGCTTGACTCCAATACTTGTGTAGCCAAACTGCTGTAACTAATTTACCTATTTCTAAAACACCACCCATAATCATAATGGGTACTGCCGCGGCCGCAAAGATTGCAACTAAACCTGCGATACTATAATATATCGCTACAGCCGAGATACTCAAAGCCGTAATTAAAACTAATATTCCTAATGCCATGTATTATTCCTGTTCTACAATGTAATATTTATCGGATAAAACGCCAGGAATTATCTACTGCATTAATACATGCTGTTTCTTTAAAGTCTCTCTGCTTGTTATTGTAAACAATTTGACTCATAATTACCCGACAATAACCACTACCTTGTGGATATGTCATAGATACTTTTACAGCACCTTGGGCACCTGTGTTACCGTTATACCAACGAGTAACTTCTCCGTTCTGCAAGTTATTTAGTGCAAAGAACACTGACTGTTCTTGCTGTTGCTGATCGTATGGCTCCATTCGATTAATTGTCCAAGACATATAATTTAGCATAGCACCTACACTAGTGTCTACTGGTTGGTAGTCAGACTGTGTACTTGCATACGAACTTTTACTTGTATGTGTTAGTGTATTTTGTGCCGAACAAGCAGATAACAATCCAATACTAATTGTAAGGATGGTTAACGATTTCCCAAGTGCCATCAATTTTCTGACACACGAAACCACGTTGTCTAACACGTTTTCCATTAAGATTAATAACATAATAATGCTCCCTGCAATCCTTGGCCATGCCACTGTATGCTAGAAAATGTTTGTCTTTAGGATCGTCTGTACAATTTACATCAACCCTACTGTTTGCCTTATTACCATTCTTCAAAGTATACTCACTTTTAGTATGACAATACTGCGGTTCGAACTGTGCCATAGTCGGCATAGTGTTGGAGGAGCAAGCCGATAATGCCAACACTGCTCCTACAATTATAAATGTTTTAGTTGTTGTTAGATGCGATAACTTTTGCATTTTTCGCCTCCGCTACAAGTGCATCAAAGATTTGTTTGTTCATTTTAAGTTTGACAAACGTATACTGTTTGCCTGCATACTTAAATGTACCAGTCTCTTTTGAAATATGTTCACGGATAACGGTATCCTTTACAACATAACTGATTACAGTTCTAGTCTTTCTAGACTCTGAACCATTTTGATCGTAAAACTCTAACTTAGTTTCTGAATTCACTTCACTGTTAATACGTTTTGCAAAGTTGTTCATTGCAATCGCATACATCTGCTCTTCAGCCGCTTGTTGGAAAATGCTTTCACCTGCACCGCAAGCATACGCCATTTCTTCTTTCCACCAAAACCAGCCTTCATAGCCTGATTCGACACAGTTAGCATACCATTTAGGTTGTGCATATGTATCACGTTCTGCGATTTCTACATACTTACCGGAACATGCTCCAAGCATACCGAGAAGTCCTAGGGTTACGCCTATTTTAATAATGCCTTTCATTTTAGCCTCTTTCTGTGTTGCCGTTGTTTTGCATTGTCTTTACATAATAACACCGTTTAAACAAAAGGTCAACCTATTTTGGTTAACCTTATTGCCAGCGATAAAATATATGTGTAGAGATACTACCAACAAGCTGAATCTTGCTTGCCCAACGAGGACTCACGTAGTCAGCATGGTAGTGTGTTGCGCCTTCTGTAATGCCTCGCATCTTATCAGTATGTACAATTTTATATGCTATAATTTGTGCCATACGCCAAGCATCATGATCTCTTACTGTGTCAGCCTTGCCATCACAGTACCAAGAGAATTGACATCTATTCTTTTTTGGATAATAGATGCGTTCATCATCAGAAAGATCAGGATTTTGTTTTGTTTTCCAACTTTCTTTGATTGGTCCGTCTTTGACAACTTCGCATATTGTGTTAGGATAACGAGTATCGTTAACACGATTAAGAACTACATCAGCAACAGCATACTGCCCTGCTAGTGGTTCTGACTTAGCTTCAAAGTAAATGTTTTGTGCCAGACAATAAAGTTCTGGTTGATTTTCTTGTGTATATAATTCCTCAGTTTCTGCGTTTTGGAATGTACTTGCTCCTGCTTGGGCGAAAGCGGTTGACACCGTCATAACGGCTACTGCCCAATATAAATTTAATTTCATAATCTGCCTCATGTTTTATTTAAAGTTGTTTAGCACATACTTTTGTATGTACTTTAGTTTCTTCTCATTTGTGCTATTTCAGTTGCTTGCTTTGATCCTGTCTTATCGTCATCATCTGCAAATACTGGCACCATGTTGCTTTTGTGCATAGTTGCAATACCTACGAGTCTACGCTCGCCTGAGTATTGTAATGGTTGTTTCTGTAGTGCTGGGGCAAAACTATCCTTAGTAACACGACTAGGAACGTGCTGTGTTTCACGTACTTTAGGACCTTCATATGTCCATGCCTTGTTAGATGTTTTTGCTTTGGGTTTGAAGTTGCCACTTACATATTCTACGTACTCGTCAAACGTCATACAATTACTATGTGCGTGAATACGTTTCATATATTTGTTGTGTTCACGATGATCTTTTTGTAGTTTCTGTAGTCTACTGGCAGTCATCTTAGTTGCCTTACGTTTTTTGGTGTTTAGCGATGTCATACCGCGTACTAAACTCATTGTCATGTTCTGCGCCTATCTGTTGCCTTATTATTAATACTATAATAACACTGATAGGCGCAAAAGTCAACCTATTTTGGTAACTTAATTAGGCAGTTACTCTTCTTCTTGAAATAGAGTACTCAAGAGCTGGTCTACCTTGGTAACCAGTTTCTGCTGTTTTAGTTTTTACGTTAAAACCAGCATCTCTGATTTCAGAAATTCTAGCACCTGGACTAGCAATATCCATTTTCTCTCTTAAACCGTCAAGAGTGAAAGTTTTACCAGTACCCCAGTATTTTGCTAGGATTTGTTGATTCTGTGATCCTACTCTAAAGTATTTAGATCCAGTTGTATTTGATTTTACCATATTGGTCTCCTTTGTTAAGAAAAAAGAGCTCAAAAGAGCTCTTTTCATTGTTTCTAGTTTATCTAATTTAAACATAATGTATACAATATACACTCTTTAAATCAAAAGTCAACCTATTTTGGTAAATTATTTGCTTTCCATCAATTTAACTGCGGCATCGTAGTCTTCTTGTGAAATTACGCCTTCACGTAGGAGTTTTGTTCTGTTTACAAGGTGTTTTGCGGCAATTTCTTCCTTGTTGCCACCAAAATATGCTACTGCATGTCCTTCTTCAACAAGTATATCTGTTACAAGTTCAGCTGGTTTATTTTCCCAACGCTCTACTTTGAAGTCTCCTAGGATACGTCCAAACTTGCCTTTCATATCTTCGCCTTTGCGATCTTCAGTAGTAATAAGTTTACCACCGTCTGCCATAAGTTCTTTTAAACGTGCTTTGGCGGCTTCGCCAAACAAGTCTTCTACTTTGTCTCTTGTGCGTGATTCAGGCGTATCAATGCCCATAATTCTAACACGTTCATCTTTTAGAGTTACACCAAAACCTAGATCAATATCTACGTCTACTGTATCTCCGTCGACTACTTTAACGACTGTCACGTCATATTCATTCTTTTGCATTTTATTTCCCTCATTTGTTATTCATCCAAGTTTAATGCTTGGTCGCCCCATTCTTCCATTATAAACTCTGCGAATGCTTGTCCGAAGAGCCACATTAGTGTAAGAATTACTGCTCCTGCACATATTATCATTGTCCACACCCAAATTTGTAATAATGGATGCTTGCCTTCTGTCCAATGTGCTACTTTCTTAATCTTGTTCTTTACGCCATCTAATAGATAATTGCCTATTATCCAACGTGCTAATCTCATTACAATTAGTATAGGTGAACTTAGTACGTCAAATAGTATTAAGAACAGGTCGACAGCTAGATCTACAATATGGTCTATGTTTAACCATTTGCGAAACCGTTGCCACATCAGTCATTCCGATGTTTTAAAATGTCTTTCATGACATTAGTTGCTGTATTAGTAAAGCACCTTGGTGCTATGCTGTGTATTATTAGAGCAGGCACCAACAGTTGTAACTTTACTGCTGTTTTCAATGCTGTTGCCATATGCTCTAATGGTTTTTGGTTGACTGATTCTAAGTGTAACTTGCACTGCTTACTGAACATTGTCGCCAACCATATCAAACAACGCAGGACCAAAACTACTTGCGGCCCAACCTAATGCTACCAAAGTGATTACTCCGTAGACTAACCATTTAACTTTAAAGTCATCTACTACCATCTTGATGCCTACTAGTTCGTTTCCTAGTATACGCAATGATACTTCCATCTTTCCTGTGTTATCTTCTTTCGACATTTACTTCCCCTGTCCTTTGTATTTCTTATAACTTCTCTTCTTACTCTTGTTCATAGAACTAAACTTTGTTCTACTGTGATTGTTTCCTATACTCGTCTTCTTTGGCTGTGTTTCATGTGCTTCAAAAGTTTTGTGTAACTTCATAACCCTCCTTGGTTATGTACGTATTTATTCTCTTTCAGCCGTAAAAAAAGGCCGCACTAGGCGACCTTTTAAGTTAGTTCTAAGACTGCTTTACTTAAAACTTAAATTTGATTCCAGCTTGTGGTGACACATCTTTTGAATCTGTATCATAGTCAACACCTGCTGATAGCTCTGCACCGTTCCATGCAACAACATACTCACCACCAATGTGTTGTAGTTTGTTATCGTCATCACCGTTGATGTATGTTGATAAGCCGTTTAATGCTAATGAACCTTCATACGCCATTTTTGATGCGTCTGTGTCATATGTCATCATTCCGCCTGCAGATAGTCCAGCTAGTTCTAAGCCTGATACTGCTCCACCTAATACTGTGTTTTCAGTTGTACGGTTATAGTCAGCACTTGCAGTTAATGCAAGATCACCAGCGTTTACTGTGTATGCACCTTGTAGGTGATTTACTTCAGTTACGTCTGTTGTCCAGTTTGTTAAGCCTACTGCTACACTTGCCGCACCCATTGTTACTTGCAATGACTCAGTCATTGTTGATACGTTTAGTGTTCCGTCTGCTGTTGTGTTTGCACCTGTTTCTGGTAATAGGCCATTGCTATCGCCAAATGCTAATGCTACTGCACCTGCTGTTGTTCCAACAGTCCAAGTGTCTAATGTTAGTGAACCGCCGTCGGTTGCTTTGAAATCTAAATCAACTGTTGCAAGATCTCCTGCATCAATATCAAGTTCAACACCCATTGTTCCGGCTGTTTTGTTTGTCGCTGTCTCTGCAAAGTCAAGTGATACTGCACCTGAAATAATTGGAGTAGGCGCCACTACCGCTACTGTTTCGTCTGCGGTCGCTAGTGTCGCTGATGAAAGCGCCAAAGTCGCCATAGCGACTGTGATTAAAGTCTTTTTCATTTTTGATTTTCCTCGTTTTTATGAAGTGTAGTTCTCTTTGTCTACAATGTATAGTTATCTAACCCTTAGATAAAGTGTGCGTTTTCTGGCACGATGTATTTATAGAGTGTGGGGAAAGAGTTAAAGTACGACTTTTCTGTTGCTAGGTAAGTCGCCAACCCCGAGCGATTATGCCGCTAGGGCGAAATCCTCATTGACAGCGAAGTCATTAAGTGCACCGAAGTTCACGAAAGTAAATTCGCCGTTGTTTATATTTGCTTTTGCAATTATAAGTTTCGTTCGCGTTAACCGAGCTTACATCCGGGCAACTCCACTCTTCTACTAATCCGCCTGTCGATCCCATGTCATCCCCATCATAAGCACACTCAGTAAATGTGTTTATGGTGGAGATGCCGGGAATTGAACCCGGGTCCAGCTCGTCGTTTGAATTGCTTCAACGTTACATTTATATTTATACAGTCTTTTTAGAGAGATGTCAAGAGAAGAATGTAAGAAAGATAACAAGTATAATGCAATATTTGATCTATTGACTGTGTTACCCAATAACTATTGTCTGACGGTGTCCATTTATATCTTTTGACTATTTTTGTTTTATAATGATCAATAGCAAAATGAAGTATATAATCTAGTAATGCAATTATAATAGCATTTACAAAGTTAAATGTAATTAATAATATAACAAGAAATGTTCCTACACTATGATCACCGGCATGAATGTATCCTTTAGAACTTCTAAGGTCGCCTTTGTCTCCTGGTAGGTTACGGAAAGATTGCAATGCCAAATCAGCAATAGCATGTTTAACAAACAGTCCCCAAAGCAATAATAAACTTTCTATCATGCCCATTGGACTATCTCCTTACTATTCTGGTGTGTGGATAATTGCTATATCAATTGCTACAGGCTTGCCATTATGGTCGTCAAGTTCATAGTCGATAACCATGCCTTCAACTACCTTCTTAACGCCTGCTTTACGAAACTCTGAAATGTGTACAAATAGATCCGCTTGTCCTTCGTCACGTGAAATGAAACCATATCCTTTAACGTGATTGTACCATTTTAATTTGCCCTGCTTCATGTCTTGCCCTTCTTAAAGTATACAGGGCGTAGAAACAATTCCTACGCCCTATACAGTATTTATTACATATTATTCTTTTTTTCTTGGATCTCAGCTCGCTTTGCTTTTGCAAGTTTACCCATTTCGCCTAGTGCTTTTCTAGCTCTAGCCGCGGCCGCTTTAGTACCGCCTTCAAATTTATCGTTTTCTGCTAGGTATGCTTCATACTGTGCAACGATTTGTTCGTGAATTGTTGACATCTTTATCTCCTTTTAGTTAATCTTTATGCCGGTTGTTGATTCAATGTATTGGTCTGCCATTCCTTTTTCAGTCTTAGCAATAAACACGATAGTTGATAAGTTAATATCTAGTTCACTATCGCGACCAACAGTAAAAGTAAACGGCACCATGCCGATACCGTCTTTAGTCATAGTCAAAGCCATAGGCTTTTTAACTTTCATCGAATCTGTTTCTTTTTTTACTAGGCGTGCAATTACTTCTTCACCTGCTACAGTTTTAAAACTAATTGTGTCGCCGTCTTTATATGTGTTTTCTAATAACATATTATGATAAGCTCTCCCCTGTTCCGTTCCATCCTGTTTGATCAATGTAGGAAACTAATGCTTCATAGCCTCCAATGTGTTGATCGCTAATAAAGATTTGCGGAGCAGTCCTTGGTGCTGGCAATCCCTTCTCTTCAAAGAGTGCCATTAATTGACTTGGCTGTATATCTGTGCCAATACTTTTTGCTTCGTAAGTAACGTTCATCTTATCCATTAATGCTTTTGCTTTAACGCAAGAAGGACAGTTAGGCTTACTGTATATCACTACTGACTGTGTCATAGACTAAATCCTTTCAGTGAATCCTTGTCTACGTCTTGTTTGATACCGCCAATGATATACGACTCTACTTCAGTCTCTTGTGGAGCCACTTGTAATCCTGACGAACTCAACCAATGCTGTGTCCAAGGTAGTGGGTTAGTGTTTAGTGGACGATCATAAATTGGTTTGTAACCAAGTGCTTTAAGCCTACGGTTAGCAATATACTCAACATAATGATACAACAGTTCTTCGTTAAGTCCGATGATAGCACCGTCTTTAAACAAATAGTCTGCCCACGCTTTTTCTTCGTTAACGCATTCACGCCACATGTCTAATACTTCTTCTTCACACTCTTTAGCAATATCAGCAAACTCTTTATCGTCAAGTCCTTTGATCCAATTCTTAAGAACAGAAGTTGATAGGTTCAAATGTGTTGCTTCGTCTCTTGCAATCAACGAAATAATTTTTGCACTGCCTTCCATAACTTTGGATTCAGCAAAGGCAAATGTGCAAGCAAAGGAAACGTAGAAACGTAGTCCTTCAAGAATGTTAACATTGTGCATTGCTAAAAATAGTTTCTTTTTAACATCACGCATGTTACCTTCTTTACGATGGATGTAAGCATCCGCCGCTTCTGTAAACGCATCGTAGTTTTTAGTAACTGCGGTAGCACGTTTTAGAATTTCTTTATCATCTAAGATTGTATCAAATACTTCAGTAGGATCTGAATACACGTTCTTCATAATATGTGTATATGAGCGTGAATGGATTGTTTCAAAAAAGTCCCAAGTAACAATACAACCTTCTAGCTCAGGTAGTGATACATGTGGCAAGAATGCCAAACTAGGACCACGTCCTTGTACACTATCTAATAGTGTTTGATATTTTAAGTTACTAGTAAAGATATGTTTTTGTTCTGGTCTAAAGTTAGCAAAGTCTGCTCTATCTTTTTGCAAACTAACTTCTTCTGGTCTCCAAAAATATCCTAGCATAGTTTGATTCAATTTATCAAACTCTGGGAACTTAAACACATCATAACGCTGTGTGTTTTGATCAGGTCCAAAGAACATTGTGCTCTTGGTGAAGTCTACCTTCTCTTGATTAAATACTGTTTTTGCCATCTCTTTTCCTTTATCTCATAACTGTACTATAATAACATCATTGTATCAGCATGTCAACCTTTAAATTGCACATGCCTCGCAATATTCTTCATATTCTTCATTTGACCCTGCAAATTCTTCTCTTGCAAGTGGTTGTTCTGCAACATCTGCCATATCACCATCTGTCTTATAATCATAAGTGTTTTGGTAGTATGATGTTTTCCATCCATACTTATACGTGTTTAACAAATCACCTATCATAACACTCATTGGCACTTCATTATTGTCAAAGTGTGTAGGATTGTAACTCCAGTTACCACTAATTGCTTGGTCAAAGAACTTTTGCATTACTGCTACGATATTGATATAACCTTCGTTACTTGGCATATCCCATAGTAGTGTGTAGTGTTGCTTTAGTGTAGTATACTGTGGAACAACCTGCTTAAGAGGCCCTTTTTTGCTTTTCTTAACGGACAAGTAGCCTCTAGGTGGTTCGATTCCGTTGGTAGCGTTCGACACAACGGAACTACTCTCCGAAGGCATCTGTGCGGACAATGTTGAGTGCCGTAGCCCGTGTTCCTTGATGTCTTTGCGTAAAGTATTCCAATCATAATTTAATTTAAACTTTCCTAACTCATCGACTTCTTTTTTGTAAGTATCGATTGGCATAATGCCTTCTGAGTATTTAGTGCGACTAAAGTATTCACATGCACCACGCTCTTTTGCAATGCTATTACTTGCTTTTAGTAAGTAGTATTGGAATGCTTCTGTTAGATTGTGTACTAATTTCCATGCTTCTTTATCATCATACTTGACATGATTCTTTGCAAGATAATGTGCTAGTCCAATGTAGCCTACGCCCAATGAACGTCTTGCTTTTGTACTAATCTCTGCCGCTTTAATTGGATAACGTTGATAATCAATAATTTCTTCTAATGCTCTTACTGCTAGTTCACATAGTTCTTCTAAGTCATCTAACTCTCTTAGTGTACCAACATTGATAGCTGACAAAATACATAAAGCAATTTCACCTTCTTCGTCATCAATATGATCAAGTGGCTTAGTAGGCAGTGTAATCTCTTGACACAAGTTACTCATGTATACTTTGTCTTTGAATGAGCTGTGTGTATTACAATGATCAACATTCATAATATAAATGCGTCCTGTTTCAGCACGTTCTTTGATCAACGCAGAAAACAAATCCATTGCTGGGATAGAATGTTTCTTAATGCTTGTCTTACGCTCATACATTTCATACAGTTCTTTAAACTTATCAGCATCACCAAAGTATGCTTCATACAATCCTGGTACATCATGTGGCGAGAAAAGAGTTATGTTTCCGCTGGTTAATAATCTTTCATACATAGTTTTATTAAGTTGAATAGAATAATCTAACTTACGTACACGATTATCTTCTGTGCCTTTGTTGTTTTTCAACACAAGAATGTCTTCAATCTCTTGATGCCAAAACGGGAAGTGTGTAGTAGCACTTCCGCCACGTACACCATTTTGTGTACAACAACGTACTGTTGCTTCGAACTTTTTAAGGAACGGAACCACACCTGTGTGTGCAACCTCTCCACCTCTAATCTTAGAGTTTACTCCTCTAATTCTTCCTGCGTTGATTCCGATGCCTGCCCTTTGCGCCGTATAACGTCCAATAGACATATCGCTGGCAAAGATGCTATCAAGGGTATCGTCAGAGTCAACAAGAACGCAACTTGCAAACTGCCTGACAGGGGTCCTGACGCCTGCCATGACTGGCGTTGGGATATTGATTTTAAATAATGAGGTCGAGTCATAATATCTCCTTACATAATGTAACCTATCTTCTTTAGGATAGTTAGCAAACAATGTAGCCGCAATCATCATATACATATGTTGTGGGGTTTCAAATAACTCTCCTGTTGAACGATCCTGTACTAGGTACTTGTCAACTACTTGACGTAGTCCTGCATAGGTAAAGTTCTCATCACGCTTGTGGTGAATGTATGAATCCAACTTAGCAAACTCATCATCAGTATATGAATTTAGTATTTCTGGATCGTATATATTGCGTTCAATATTTTTAGTAATCATCTCTCTAAGGGAAATCTTTTCAAAGCTACCATACACATCTTTATACACACCGTACAATAACAAACGTGCCGCCGCATATTGATAATTTGGCTGTTCAAGTGTAATCAAATCATTTGCTGATCTAACTAATAAGTCTTGAATTTCTTTTGTTGTCATGCCGTCTGCAAATTGAATACCTGCGTTCATTTGAATAAGACTACTACTCACACCTGCCAGTCCTTCACATGCAAAATTTACTACTTTGTGGATTTTTTGAATATCCAACGGCATTGTTTCTCCGTTGCGTTTTAGAATATTTAGGTTTGTTTTCATCTTACTTTACTTCCCTTTGATTTAAAAAATATTTAGTGTAGCGGAGGCAGTTGGATCACCTTTTGTGATACAATGCTTTGCGGTATTGAGTTGCTTGATGATACTTCGTCGTTATATCCTAAAACAATACTTCCGTCCAAATACACTAGGTACATGTTTACTTCTTTTTCTATGTCCTTACTGATATGTATCTCTACTTTTGCCTGGCTAAACCTATCAGTTAACTGTAAAGTATAGCCGCATAATAGTGCAATTTCATACTCAGTAAACGACTTGTTTTCAATCAAGTGCCACGGAAGTGCCACGCTTTCAGGATCCCATGGATTCTGTTTACGAGTACTTCTTGGTAGGCTCTGGATAAAATCGTTTAGTACCCGGAAAGGCTCATAGGCTGACTCAAGGTCTTCCCTTACTTCTTTCCAGACTCGTACTTTGTCTTCAAATTTTAATTCATGCATTAACTTCGAACTTTGATTTTGTAGTTAAACTCACCTTGATCGTTTGTAATAGAGTTTAACATAGAAACTATGATCGTGTCAACCCCTAAATTGCCATCTGTGTTAACAGTTGCGGCAGTAAAGGTTAATGCATTTTCGTAGTTACTATCTCCTTGATAATTGTATTCATCTTCAAATAATAGTGTGTTTGTACTAACATCTAACATGATAGTCATTGTACCGCTACGTTGTGCATTTGCTATTGAACTCGAATAGTTATATTCTATGTTATAAGTTCGACTGTAGTCACCTGGTAATCTAAAGAAGTAAGTGGACGAAGTCGCCTCTTGCACTTCTAGATTATTAAGGCCGCCAAGTGTAGCATTTACTTTGCCTTTAATCTCTGATACATATTTGTATGTTGAGATATATGTTTGATTGTAACCAAGGTCAGCAGTTCTAGCAAAGTAATCCTCTACACTAGAGTTGCCTGCTTTGTTATAATCAATTACGCTGAATTGTGCATTACCTTCGTTACCACCCATGTTACCCACATTTTCAAAATTATTATGTGAGCTTATGTTGTTGATACCTTGTGTAATTACAATAGCTTCTTTGTCAATGTCTGTAAAAGAACTTTGACTAATTTTATTCTTACATGGAGCAGTTGATTGTCCTTGAGCACCTAATGCTGTTCCTTCACCAAACAATGCTCCGTATCCTAGATTCATAAAATAACTACAATGCCAATGGTTGTTATAGATATCATCGTCACTAGCAATACCAACACTAAGTCCGCTAAACATAATATGATCGAACTTGTTCTTTTGTGTTCCTACTAATGCACTTAATGATTCTAATTCAATTCCTGCATTGTCTGTAGTGATTGCTGTTCCTGTTGTCCAAGGACCTGTAATTTTAATTTCTTTAAAGTGGCTGTTCTTACAACTTTGTAATTTCACTGCTGGTTGTGCAGTTGCTACAGTTGTAATTGTAAATCCTTCTAAATGAATATTAGTTGCTTGATTTAATGTTGTACTAGTACTATCATCAGCATAGTTACCTGGTGTACTTGAACTGTTTACTGTTTGAAATACAGGAGCATTGCCTGTCATATTAAACTTAGTCTTGTCCATACCATCACCGTATATTGTTGTATAAGGTGGTAGGTAAATTGTTGCTGATACTTTGTATAATCCTGCTGGAATATATAATCTTACACGACTTTGCTCTGTGCCTTTAGTTGAACTATTAATATACAGTTGATCAATAGCTCTTTGTATTGCTACAGTTTCGTCTGTTGCTCCATCACCTGTTGCACCAAATGATTTAATATTAACAATTTCATCTAGTCTAGATTGTAATGTTCTTTTAACAGGAGAAGTTGAACTTGGTCCTGTTTGAACTGTTACACCATTTAAGTAGGTGTAGGTGTTTGCTAGTGTAAATAGGTCATCATGCTCTGTGATAATCTTTGTGTTACCTACTGCTGGTGATCCTTCTGCAACACTACCGTTACCAATATATAATGCACGATTGTCTACTGCCCAACCAAATTCACCTCCAGCTAATTGTGGAATACCATTTGTGCCCTTACCACGTCTAACTTGGATTCTTGAAATTTGTACGACTGCCATTATATGCTCCTTATTTTATATATTTATCCATGTTTGTCGTAATACTGATACACTCTATCCCACCACATTTGTTCATACTTGTCAAACTCGTCTGGCCATACATCAAACTGTTGATACTGTAGGTCTCTTGAACACATAAAGATGTGTCCTTCACGTATGTTGGTGCCAAATACTTCGTTGTGAGCGAGAGCGTAGGCTGTGAGCTGTAAGTAATAGTCTTCAACCCATTCAGGCTTTTTAGGCTTGTTTGTTTGTTTAAAATCCATTATACAAGGCTGTCCTTTATACTGTCCAACCAAGTCAGTTGTACCTGCATATAATTTAGGATGGAATAAGTTTATCTCTGATCCCCATATTTCGTCAACATCGACCATAGCGTTGTCACGGATCTGTTCAGCCATCTTGTGAGCTTGCTGTGCATAAGGGTTAGATCCGGGTGTAGGCCATTCGCCAAAGTCAACATAGTCTTCCAAATACTTGTGCATACGTGTACCAACACTGGCCGCTTCAGTAACAATTTCTTGTGCTTTTGCTTCACCTACACGTTTGCGCCATGCAATTAAATGGGTCTTATCTTTCGTTTTATCAAGGATAGTTGTAACACTTGCGACAGCGTTTCCGTCTGGACATGCGTATAAACGCTTGCCATTTATCTGTTTACGTTTGATTTCTTTGTAGTCGTACTTCTCTATAATTAAACTCATTAGTTCTCCGTGTAGTATACTGCTTCCAGCTTTATTGGATTGCTACCTGTTGCATGACCTGCAACTTTTGTAGAACAATCTCCGCCTATTCCTTTTAGTAATGCTCTTTCTAATTGTGCCTGTTCGTATGTTAGTTTATGATTTGCTTTGCTTACAATAGCATTTGTTGCTTCATCATCCTTGCGTGTCTGTAGTGCAATAATTCCTTGTCCAACTGCTGGCACTATGCTAGTCAAACGTTCGTAATCTCTTTTGATACCTAGTGCATCTAATCCTGCTTCTGCAAGTACAATAGCATCATATTCACCTGCATCTAACTTTGCAAGTCTTGTATCAATGTTACCACGTATAGGTTTAACTTGCACATTAATTCCAGCATACAGTTGTTCTAGTTGTGCTTTGCGTCTTGGACTACTAGTACCTATTACAAAGCCGTCAAATACTTTACCTATCAATACATCATGCGGCCTATTACGTTTTAACACTGCACATATATGTAAGTCAGGATGTTCTATATCTCCTGGCATATCTTTTAAACTGTGTACACCAACATCAATAAGCCCGTGCTTCAATCCGTATTCAATAGCATTACAGAATACACCTTTACCACCTATCTCATGTATAGGAGTATCAGGATTGAGATCACCATCTGTTTGTATTACTTCAATAGTTCCTTGGCCCATTGCTTTTATAGCCTTGTCAGCATATGCTAATGCTAACTTACTACCACGCACACCTACTCTAATCAATGTCAAAATCCCATACTAAGCAACGTCTGTTATCTTCAGTTGGATAAGCACCATGCCATACTCTATCGTCCATAACAACTACTCTACCTGGAGTAGGATGGAACTTGTGATCATATGTATAACCAAATTGGTTCTGCATAACTGTATACATACAACCATTAAACTGATTTGTCTTTGAAGGAGTTATATGATCAAACAACATTACACTAGATGCAAAACGTTTGTTAGTTTGCCCCATTCTATCTATTGAATGAAAGTGTCCTGCTTGCCAGCCGCCAGGAAAATAATTAATAGTCCAGGCTTTCTCTTCCTGTCCTTCAGTACGTTCTGTTATTTGTGTAACAGGAAGGTCAACTTGTTTAAAACAATCAAGCAACCAAGTTTTGTAAGTAGCTCGTTGTTTATTCCATTCGTCATACTTTAATGGCTTTTGTATTCCATTAACTGTACAAGTGCCTGCGGCAATATCAGCTGACGTAAAGTCAAACAAACATTCCATGTCCTTGTAATGAGGATAGATTGCACTTACAACCCAATGTTGATTTTGGGTCATGTACAATTCTATGTCGTTAATTTTCTTTAAAAGACTCATTCTTAACTCCTATACTATGTATTATATAACAAAAGTACTAAGAAGTCAAGTTCTTATTTGATTTATTTTAGTGCGTTTTTAGTAGCAGACTTTGCCATGTTATCTACGGTTTTGTCTTCTGGTTTTGCTTGAGGTTCTTCGCCGCCTGCTAGTACTAGGCCAGCTTCATCAAAACTATTAACTAAGTTTTGTAAACGTTGATCGTTATTGTATGCAACGACGAAGCTCTCTCTATTGTATTGTTCTGCGCCTGCGTTTGCTAGGAACTTATTTAATTGTTCCCAACCAATTCTAGATGCGCCTTGCTGTGCTTGTAGGTGTATTACTTGTGATAACTTATCAGATACTGTTTCAGATAATGAGTTTAGTCTTTTTTTTTCGAATCTGCTAATAGCAAACCTAAACGCTTTGAAAGCTCAATGCTTTCTCGCTTTCCTCTATCATCTGACTCATCTCCGCCTGTTGATGCGTCTGCCGCCGCAAACTCATCATCGCCTTCAGGGGCGTCTGCTTCCGCATCTGCGTCAACGGTTGGCTCCATGTCCATGTCATCTGCAGGTACTTCATCGCCCATTGTGTCAGGTGCACCTTCGCCTGTTAAAATAGCTACGCCACTTGTAAGGGAATCTCGTGTGCTTTCCAATGATGTAAATAGTGAGCCTAATGCTGGTTTGACTGTGTTTATAAATGTTTCACTTTGGTCAACGCCCATTTCGTCTCTAATTTTATCGCCTAATTCTAACATGCTTTCTGTTTGCATTTCTGCTGTGTCTTCCATCCAGCCTGTGATTCTGTCTACCATGTCCTTTGCGGCCATTACTAATGTTGCTTGTTCTTCTGCGCCTTCAGTAACTGCTGATTCGTTCTTAGCATCTTTAGCGGCTTTTTTCATTGGCTCTTTTTTGTCGCCGTCTTTGTCTAAGTCTAAAAAGTCTGGCTTGCCTTTGCCTGCTTCTTTACTTGCTGGCTTCTTGCCTTTGTTTTTCTTTTCCATATGCTTTTTTAAGCCTGCTGGCATTTCGCCTTCTGCTACTTCACGCTCTGCGATTGCTGTGTTCAGAAGTTCAAGGAACAATTTATTCTTCTGATATGTTTCGCTAGTGTGAACAGCATCAAAACTTTCATTAGTTTCAACTTGTGATAAAGTTGTTCTAAGTCTGTTACGAGCATCTTCTAATTGCTCTGTGGTAAATTTATCTACATTGATTGTTTTACCATATTTTTTAGCCAAGTTCTCGTTAAGTGATTTCACTGTAACTGGCTTTGAAAATTCGTTAATAAGCATAGTATTGTTCCTTTGTCATTATGTATTTATTTATCAAAGATATAACTTTCTATCTGTGCAAGTGACGACCACGCTCGTTCCGTTGCAATGTCAAATTTAATCTCTGATGCTTCTATCCTCTGTATATCCTTGCTAATTTGTATAGCTCGTTTTGCAAATAGTGCGTCCATATAGTGTTTAGATACTTTATCGTCTAATTTTATAATATCTCTAATACAATGCCCAGGACCGTTTTCTGCTGTAATCTTTGCAATAGCAAGTGCCGCGGCCTTAGTAAATGTAGTAACTACGTGCTTATTAGTACTTATGTCAAAGATACGATAACCGTTCTTATGTTTTCGTATAACTATGTTCTTAACACGTATACTATTGCCTTTTTCATAGGGAATTGGCAACTCGGATAGTCCGTGTACTATAATTTCTTCTAGTTCTTTTGCTAATTCTTTGTCAAAACTCATTCGCTACGACCATTACAGTTCCATCATGTATTAGTTTACTTACTAATGCTTTGCGTATCAGACCCTCAATTACGAATCTGTCCCTCTCTGAATAACTGTCTAATGATCTACAATCGTTACATCTTTTCAATACTGCCCGCTCTTCATTTGTGCATTGAATAGTAAAATGTTGTATGAGTGAATTTATTTTCATTTTATACTAGCAATCTGTTGTTTCAAACGCATTGTAGTATCTTTGTGGCTTTTTTCTTGTGCTTTTAATTGTGCTTGTAATGTTTTCTTTTGCTGTTGCATAACTTTTGGATCTTGCATAGATATATCGTCTATTGCTTGTCCGTTATCTATACCACCTTGTGCGCCAGGCTTTGTGCTTCTAGCAGTCTTAATAGTATTCACAGCATCTTTGCCCATCTGTACTGTATTCTTAACAGCATTAACACCCTTCTTGGCCATGTTAACACCTTGCTTGGCTACATTGACACCCTTCTTGGCTATGTTGCCTGCTGTTCTTAAACCTTGTCCTGCCATCTTCGCACCTTTAAAAGCGGCCATTCCAGCAGTTCTTGCGCCTGCAACTAAAGCTGGTACTATTTCGTCCAATTGTTCTTCAGTTAGATGTGGATACATTTCCTTTAACTTTTGTCTTTCGTCTATTTTAAATTCATGTAATCTCATTACTTCATCCTTTTACGTTTTGCTGTTGAACGTCTTGTTGGTTTCATTCTAGTTTTGTTTAGTCTTGCAATACGTTTTGACTGAGCTCCCATTCTCTTTTGGAACTTAGTCTTAATACCAATTAGTGGAGACTTTCTAGCTCTAGTCTTTTTCATTGTAAGTTTAGCTTTGACATTAATAGGAGCATTACAAGTTGTAGCTTTCGCAACAATACGACCTTTGCGTGAGCCACTAGTACAACGATACTTGCGTGTTACTTTACCTTTGCTTCTACCAAAAGTAGTAACGGCTCCTTCTGTGATAATATCTGATATAATCATCTGGCTCTCTTGTTCAATCTTTTCAATGCAATTGAAGCTGGATTTGTACGCTTAGTTCTCTTAGCCTTACGTGCCATTCTAGCACCAAGCCTAGCTCTTGTACGCTTCATTGATATTTTCTTTTTAATGTTGGGTGCGGCAAAGCATTGTCCTATTGTAGAAACAATACGGCCTTTACGCTGTCCACTTGCACAACGATATTTTCTTACAATTTTTTTACCTGTTCTGCCCCATATTTGCTTTTCGCTTAGGTCAGAAGATACGATCTCTGTTACTAACATAACAGTATTTATGTAATTTGATTATGAAAAGTTAACAAGGAGAACTACGATGGTACTAAGTAGTCCTGCAACAATAGTGCCAGTTGCACCAATAATTACTTTTGTTAATGATTTGTTACCGTGATTGATATCAGTATGGATATGTTCGACCTTAGCTTCAATTTTATCTAAACGTGTTTCCAAGTTGATGTAACGCTGTTCACATAAGTCAACATGTGCTTCTAAGTTTTCACGTTCTAAATTTGTGGCTTTTGTTTTGGCCATACTATATTCTCCATTCGTATTAGTAAACTCTAAGTTAGCCTAATTAAGTGTTGTTACTCTGCCTTGAATATAATGTTTTTAGCCTTTGGTGTTGTTCTGAACACATTATTATTTAGCTGAATTGTCTCATTTAATTGACCAATAACAGGAACTAAATTAAAATCTTCTTCAAGAGCATCAATGGGTGGAAAGTATTGATACTCGTCTGTTGTACAATCAACTTCCCATACTCTATGCTTACCTGTGTAGTCAGTACCAAAGCCTAACTTCTTAAACTCTGCCGCAGTATAGTCTGTAGCAACAGGTGCTTCACAATATACATTTGTTCTAAGCATCATAGTCTGTACAAACGTCATCCAGTTAGCCTGTTGTCCAATAGCAGTTCTATCTGTACTATTGTTCCTACGTTGCTTTGTTTCGCTAATATCAATTAATGAATATACTTTCATATAACTACTTATCGGTCATAAAAAAAGGGTGCCGTAAAAACGACACCCTTTATATAAGTTATAAACTAACTTTTTACTTTATTATACTGCGTCAATAAAGTCAGCTAGTAATGAACTAGTTACGCCAGTTGAACCTGTTCCAAAGTTAGAAGCCGCTGTAAATGCGCCTGTACCTTGAATTGCAACTTGTACGTTATCAGTTGTACCTGATGTAAAGATACCTGATTCTGTAAGTGGAGCAACGCCTGCGATTGTGTGTGCATCGTTTGTTCCAGCTACGTCACCTGCTGACAAATAATCTAAAGCCGCTTTAAGCTCTACGTCTGTCATGTTTGATTTTGCTAAGTTGATAATTCTAGTTCTTGGTCCTAAACCATTTGATGTTCCAGCTGTTCCGCCGTTACCTTGTGCTTGTCCTGCCATTTTATTCTCCTATGTTTTCTCTAATGACCAATTCCGCTACTCTGCGAAGTTGTTATAAGTATTTACCTATAAGTGAAAAAAGAGGCTATTTACGGCTGTTTTGGGCCCGATTTTCCAAAGCTCTAAGGGCTTGTACAAAGCCTGGGCCGCCTTTTGCTATATTATCTAGTATAATAATAGCTGGAATGTATGCTTGTAGCACGTTTGCAGGTATACTCTTACCATCTTTAGCAAGTTCTAAAAACTTCTTTGTTAGCATTAAATTCTTAGATCCTACTAGTCGTAAGTAACCTGCCATGTCTTGACTTGTTACTGCAATATCTGGAATACTTACTTTTGGTTCTGGATCGCTTACATTGTATACTTCAAGATTTCTTTCTGCTGAAAGTTCTTCTAAGTATTGTATGATGTCACTGTTTCTTAATTTAGCACGAGCCGCAAGTAATAATCTTGTAACCAACTGCTTTTTACTATTTGAAGATAGAGATGAGAAACTAAAAACATTTCTCCTAACAATTTTGTAATCACTGTTAGTAATCTTTAGAGCAGATTCAATATTAATAAAAGTTTGTTGGTCTTGTTGTGCATTACCTACACCACCCATTTTCAGTTTAGAAACATATCTATTAAAAGCCATTAACGGAAACTGTGTGTTCTTACGCATTATACTTGCCGCACCTGGATCTTTTAATTTACCTAGTGCATCTTCGTCACCTACAATAAAGTAGACAAAGTTATATAAATCAGTACTTGACATTCTAAAATGATTATAGTTGTCATGCCCTGCTGTCTTCTTAGCATACCCATGTGCATATGCCGCCATGTTTGGGAACTTCCTAAGAACTTCCATAATAAGCATAGTTAGATATGCTCGCTCACAACAGTCTGTATAGGTGAGTGTCTTTAATGCACCACCTTGCCTAGTCAGTCTAGCTTCGTGAAGTTCTTTAATAAAATCCATTAGTAGTTGCTTGCTTCTGGTTTTCTATCTGCCGCTGAAAGACTAGCCATGTTAGCCATTAAGTTTTTCATTTCATTTGCATCACCAGCTGATACTAATTTTTGCAATTTATCTGAGTCCATTACTATTGAAGTCATTCTTTCAACTGCTGAAGGTTTAAACATACTAGCAATACTGCCTGGCTTTGAACCATCTATCATGTTAAGTAGTAATGATGCTGTTTGGTCGCTCATCTCAACTTCTTTACCATCTGCTGTTTTAATTGTTTGTAACGATCCAATATTTAGAATCTTCTTTAATTGATTAGCTGGATGGTCGCTAAAGTTTTTGTCACTCATTCCTGCTTCGTCGTCATCAGCACTGTCTTTTCCTCTGCGGCCAATTGTTGCAATATCATAATCGGATAATGCTTCTTGTACAAGGTCTTTCATTTTCATAGTTTTTCTCCTATCTCTCTACTGCTCTGTTAGCGGCAGTAAATACTGCTCTGTTAACTAATTTAATATCGCCTTCAGGATGAGCTAACACATACCCTTCGCCGCCTTCTTCGCCTGCTGTCTTAGCCTTAACCGCATTTGGGTTTTTATCTAAGTCAGCAATTATACTATCTTTAACTTTCATTACACCTGTAATAACTTCAAATAATGATGTCCAAGCATTCATGTTCTGTTTGATATATTCAATAATCTTTTTTTGCTTAACTTGGCTTATTCCTTTTTGTGACATTAACCATTTAGTAAAGTCACGTCCTAAGTTATCAAGTCCTGTGTCAACTTTACTGTTCATATACTTGTAAATAATTTTAGGAAAGTCTGTCATTTTCATTTGTCTTAGTTTGTTTTGATCAAGTAGACTATCAATGTCTGCACTATCTTTTTTAATGATTTGTTCTAGCCTGTCAATTTCTGGGCTATCAACTTGTGCAGGCTGTTCTATTGATACAGGAGGTACAACTAATAAGTCATTACCTTGGAATATCTCTAGGTCTTTAAGTGGATGTTCTCCACCGTCTGGGTCTACCATTCTGTGTACAACTACACCAGCAGTTGATTTAGCAATCTTCTTGCCTAGGTCACTTGCAACATCAACAGCATATTCTACAATTTGTGGTTTAAATACAAAGTTCTTTTCTATTACTGGCGGAGTGTTATAATATAACAAGTCGCCTTTGAAGTAACCTCTATAGTCTTTTGGTACTGCTTTTTCAAACACACTAAATGCTTGCCCCATGCTATCTGCAAATGCTATACGTTTTGGATCGTCTTTGTTTACTCCACCACTTCGTCCAAGTAATTCTTGTTTAAGTGCGTCTGGGCTAGTTGTTCTACCAACTCCGCCTTTTTTAACAAATCCACTTTTGTCTGTGAATACAAATTCACCATCGTCATTACGACCAAACACAACTGCGGGAGATCCGTCCCATTTAAGTGTAACGTTTCCTTTTCCACCTTGTGCCATGTTGCGTAAACTTTGTAACGCTCTTGATGCTCCTTGTGAACCTTGTAGGTAAACTAGATCCTCAGCATGATCAATTCTTGCGGCTTCTCTAAGAACACTCTCATTTTTTAAAAGTTTAGCTGGTTGCTCTTTGGCTTTTCTATAATAGAGTCTAGGATCTGATACGTATTTGTTACCTGGTGTTTCAAATTCTTTTTTAGATATATCATTCAATCTTTTAATTGGTTTGTTGTCATCTCTTGTATAACTTACAATATCGATAGGATCATCTGGTATTGATTTCCAACCTGCTTTTTGCCATTTTGGTAGATCAATTTTTACAATAATTCTGTGAACTCGTTGGCCGCCTTTTACACCTGCAATTCTTACAGTATTGCCTGTCATTCTTTGTCCTAGTTTAGTAAACTTATCACCAACTTGACCTAGTGTAGTTTTTCCACCACCTGCATCTTTATAAGTTTTTGACATTTTACTAAGGTCACCTGTAAAGCTGGCATTGGATCCTGAGCTAGAACCTGCTCTACCAACTGCATATCCTGCCTTCATAGTGTCTAGTGCTTTACCAAACATATTACGTTTCTCTGGCTCTGCTTCGTCTACTCTTTGTTTAGCTTGTAACATTCCAGTTATCATACCACGTGACTCTGGTAGTGGTAATCCTTGTTTTTCAAAGTTTGCAAATGCATCTGCTGTTAGTGCATCAAAGTCTGGAGAGCCTTTAATCTTCTTAACCATAGTTTCAACACTATCTAAGTCAGCACGGTTAGCACCTTGGCCTAGTAGTGCTACTGCAACTTCATCTGGTGCACCAGCAACAAGATCGTTTGTTTCTCTGTCAAGCAATCCTTTACCAGGAGACCATTTCATTCCTCTTGCCTTTGCCATACTAGCAATCATAATTGCTCTGTGAGCACCTTTGTATACTGTTCCGTCACCTGTACCTTTGAATGCAAACTTCATTGCTTCTGGATTACCAAACATTAAATCTGTCTGTACATATCCATTGTTAGGGTTTCCGTTGATAGGTGTTTTAAAATGTACACTGATACCTGACTTAGCAACCCATTGCCTAGTAGTATCGTCTGGATGGTTTTTCATTTTCCATGCATTAAGTTTATCAAATAATTCTTGCTTGTCTACTTTGCTTGCATCAATAGCAACATCTAAGTCACCACTTGTATCTTTAATACCTGTTGAGCCAAGTTTCATATCAGTATGATTCAAACCTGTAATCTTTTCTAACCAAGTAAGTGTTGGATCAACATCATGCCTGGCAATGCGTTGTGTGACAGGTGTGCCCTGTTCGTCTTTGAATATATTTCCGCCTTCTTTAAGAATCATTTTTCTTGCTCTCATTAATTTTTTGTATGCCACGTTTAAATTTACGTGAATCGCCACTCTTTACACTGTTTATAAACCTACGTTCAAGCTCTAGAGCTTCTTCTGGTGAATAGTGTTCAGACATCTGTTCAAACAAGTTAACTGCACTCTCAACAAGGTTTATCCCTGTAGTTTCGATTAGGTGTTCTTTATTTCTATTGAAATTAAGATTATTCAGTTCTTCAAGTATAGATCTAGTAGCTTTTTTCATTATGTTACATTCCTTATATGGTATTTAGTCACATTACGTTATAAATATTGTATTAACGGAGGGTGAAGTATGACAATCAAAAAAATGGACTTTAATGCTCGTTCCTTATTATTTGCAAAGTTATCAAGTATAGCATATAATAATGTCAAAGAAGCAAAAAGTCAAGCGAAAAAATTAGGATTCACTACAACTGAATTCTACCAAAAGGATGGAGCACAAGCATATCGCTTCATGAACAAAACAGATCTAGTAATTGCATGTCGTGGAACTGAACCAACAGAGTTTAACGATATAAGTGCAGATCTAAAAGCATTGCCAGTAATGGCAGAAACAATCTCAAGAGTGCATCAAGGTTTTAAAGCAGAGGTAGATGAACTATGGCCTGCTATTACAGAAGACATTAACCGTAAAGCAAACTTAGGCAAAACACTTTGGTTTTGTGGACATAGTTTAGGAGCGGCCATGGCAACAATAATGGCCAGTCGTTGTTTACATGATGTAGAACTTAACGATCCAGTTGAACTATACACATTTGGTTCGCCACGTGTAGGTTGGAGAGGTTATGTTAAGAGCTTAGGTGTTGTACATCATCGTTGGAAGAACAACAATGACATTGTCACTACTGTTCCTCTTGCTGTTATGGGTTATGTACATCATGGTACAGAACATTATCTAAATGCATATGGCAACTACAGAAAACCTACGGGTTGGCAGTTGTGGAAAGACAAGTGGCGTGGTATATGGATGGGCCTAAAGCAAGGTAAGATAGATAGCTTTGGCGATCATTCAATGACTGAATACATAAAACACATTACACGAATAGAGAGCTAACACTTTCTTCGTTTGTAACACGTCTAATAGCTTCACCAAACAAAGGCGCGACACTAACCTGTCGTGTCTTTTTACAATTCTTAGGACAACGATTAGGTACACTGTCTGTAACTACTAATTCTTCAAGTACACTCTTCTCAACCTTTTGACAAGCCTCGCCTGATAGTACACCATGTGTGATGTATGCTCTAACACTTAGAGCCCCTTGATCCATAATTGCTTTAGCCGCATTGCATAATGTTCCGCCTGAGTCTACAATGTCATCTACTAGGATAGCATGTTTACCTTGTACTTCGCCTATTAGATTCATTACTTCACTCTTGCCTGCTTCTGGTCTACGTTTGTCTACAATAGCAATGTCGCCTCCAAACATATCAGCAAACTTTCTAGCACGAACAACTCCGCCTGCATCTGGCGAAACAAATACTGCTCCTTCTTCTGCTTTTACTCGACGCTTGATGTCTTTAGCAAACACTACACGGCTTGTTAAATCATCTACTGGGATGTCAAAGAAACCTTGTATCTGTCCTGCGTGTAAATCCATTGTTAAGATTCTGTCTGCTCCTGCTGTTACAATTAAATTACTAACAAGTTTAGCAGTAATTGGAGTTCGACTTGCACTCTTACGATCCTGTCTGGCATAACCAAAGTAAGGAATGACTGCTGTAATTCTATTAGCACTTGATCTACGTGCCGCATCAATCATAATCATAAGTTCCATAATGCTGTCATTAACTGGAGTACATGTACTCTGTATAATGAAAACGTCTTCTCCTCGAATGTTCTCTAAGAACTCCACGCTGGACTCTCCGTCTGCAAACGTGGTTACCTTCGCTGGCACTAGTGTCGCAAAACAATGTTCTGCAATCGCTTGTGCTAGGTCTGGGTTAGCATTTCCTGTGATGATTTTCATTTTCAAGTTGTAAGCCTTCCTACTTTGTTGTGATGTAATGTAATACTTATATAATAATGTCATCAGGGGTAGAAGTCAAGAGAAAAAAGACTCATGCACACAACGCATGGCCGTCTTGCGTAAAAAGCACTTGATTTCAGCTCATTCTAATGTTATATTATTAGTGTAAAGTATAAATACAAGCGTTAAAAGAACTGCAATGGCGATTTTAACCACACACATAGACACACTGGAAAGACAGTGGGATGGCGCAGACATCCTAAAAAAGCGAACGACGGCTACCAAAGGTAGTTGCACCGCCGGGGAAGTTCCGGGGTATTGCTTTCCTCAAGCATCATTGAAAACTTAACCAAGGAGAATAAAATGTTCGAAATGACATTCAACGGCCTTGTGAGTTTGCTTGGACCTAAACCGGGTACACGGTTTGAACGCGAGATGCTCACATTTGCCAAAACAGAGTACGGAAAAGATTGGCGTTACGCCTATGAGTATATGCTTGACCATGCAGGTAAAGCACCAAGAATGGGAGTACATCAATAATGGCCCATTATGTATTAGAAGCATCAAATTGGATCCAAGATGCAATCCACGGATTCAGCGACTTACGTAGAGCAATGAGAGCTCGTGCAGAACGCAAAGCGGCATACAAACGTACATTAAATGAACTTAGCAAGTTAACTGACTTTGAACTAAACGACATTGGTATTTGTCGTGGCGACATTAGAAACGTAGCACGTGGTGATAGAACAATCATACGTGGTATAGAAGTTAACGAAAACTTGAGAGGATCAGTATAATGACTGTAGCAACAATGACTAACACAACATGGTCTTACACATGTAAAATCTGTAAGACAATTAGAACTGCATTAAGTATTGCATTTGTAGGTTTAATTGCATTTGGTGAATCAGCAGGCAGAGCAAGAGCGGCGGCACAACTTACCAGAGACGGTTACCACGACGAAGCGAAAGCATTGATGTTATCTCCAAAGGAGTATGGCAAAGATGTTTAAACGTTTTATAAGAGCGATGGAATACAGAAGTTACTGTATGGCAATCCGTGAACTAAGAAGCAGAGGCTATTATAAAAAAGCTGATGAGATTTCAGAGTTCAAGCATGAGACTTACGGGAGCTTCTAATGTTAGATCCAGATCACTCATATGTTAAGCCCAAGGGCGAAAAGAAGAAAGGCGGCAAATAATGTGGCCTTACACTGACGAAGAAAACGACTTCTTGAACGGCAAATAAGTCTGCTACAAATTAGCACACACATATAATACGAGTTGACCTTAGGGTCGATTCGTGCTATATATTATACACGCTATAAATTCTTATAGCACACTACACATATACACAAAGGAAAACAAAATGAGAAAATTACTATCTACAGTTGCCCTTATGGGTCTACTAACAACACCAGCACTAGCCGCAGACATCTCCGTTGACATGCTGAACAAGCGTGACGATGGAGCAAAAATGGTTTACTCAGAAGACATCTCAACTATCGAAGTAGGTGATTCAATCACATGGTTGCCAACATCAAAAGGACACAATGTAGAATTTATTGCAGGTCCAGATGGTTGGGACGCACCAAAGAAATCAAAATTATCAAAACAATACACTTACGCATTTGACACACCAGGCGTATATCTATATCAATGCTCCCCACACAAAACAATGGGAATGATTGCTATTGTAGTTGTAGGTGAACTAACACAAGAAGGCATTGATGCTATTAAAGACGCCAAAGTACGTGGCAAGTCAAAGAAAAAACTAAAGGCACTATTAGCTGATCTATAATGGACAAAGTTAGAACAGATGCACAGAAACAAGCTGAGGTCGCATTTGACGGCTTCATCTTGTGGAGTAAACGTGTAACTTGGATATCTATTATTTGTTTATTAATTGTTGCTAAGTGTAACTTTGGTGTTGAAGAAGGTCAGTACCCAGGTTACAATGGAGAACAGTATAGCCCATCAGGACTGAGTACAAATTAACAGGAGTCTCGTTATTAGCTGATATTTAAAGTATTTGATAAGTACCATTATAATTAGCTAACTCGAAAGTATCGTTATGAAAACTACTGACAATTCTATTCTAAGAGCATTGGTAAGACTTAGAATGTTCTATGCAGATTTCCGTGGTCATCATGGAAAGCGTTGGGACTACGAACCTTCCAATAATTACTTAGGAATGAAACAATCTAAGAAATGGAAGAACAAAAATGCCAAAGCCGAATGGAAACTTTAATTTAACAGTACAGGATGTAGAGCATATTGAACGTGCTCTACATCAGTACCAAGTGTCTTTAGAAGACGATACTGACAAGAAGAAAATAGTTGACTTACTAGCTAGGTTGTATCATCAAAAGAATTGGTATAGACCTAAGAGTAAAAACTATGTTAGTGGTTAGATGAATCCGCAACTGAGGACAGTAATACTAATGTGGGCAGTAATAATACTGCTACACTTTATAGTGATACCTATTTGGATGTGGAATTTAGGATTACATTAAAATGACAGAGCCCTCCGCCAAGAAGGCTCTGCCATAACTTAAAAGTGTTATGATTTAATATTACGACTTGCGATTGTAGATATGATATAACACCCATACAGCTACTAGTCCAACTAGTCCCTGAGCTGATAACGCTGTTATCATTCCAGTGATGTTGTCTACTACGCTGATGTTTGGCCAGAACGGAATGTTCTGTCCGTTAAATAGGATTTCGAGTACGATAGCTAATGAAATAAGTGATATACCTACTTCAGTAATAGCACCGGCCCAACCCTTTACTTTGTTTAAGATTTCCATTTGGATCTCCTTTCAAATTGCTGAGTAATAGTACTCAGTCATTTATTTAGAGTCGAAGATCCAAAAGTTAAACTACCATAAATGGTCTTAGGTACCAAAAATGTAGGATTTATTTTATCCAGGCTACTTTTTCGCCAGCTTTTACCCTGCGTTCTTGCTCTTTTACACTACCTGGATATCTCCAAGCCCAAATAGCAACTAGTGCCATTGAACCACCTGTCCATGCTACAGCCGCAACATTGTAGGTTGTAAACCAAAAGAAAATAAGCGAGGATGCCATTACAGCAATCATAGCATATTTGCCTTTGGTCGGAAATACTTTCTTTTGTGTCCAGTTAGTTAGGAACGGTCCAAAGTATTTGTGATTGTATAACCAATCGTGCATTTTCTTATTACTCTTAGCAAAACAATATGCCGCTAAGACAAGAAAAATTGAGAACGGTATGCCTGGTACTACTACACCAACGTATGCCATTCCAAGTGATAGGAAACCTAGTCCCATCCATAGATATTTTTTAATACTAATTTTCATTTAATACTTTCCTTAATGAATCCACCAGCTCTGAAATCATTGCATCTGTATGCAAAGGTGTTGGAGCAAATCTTAAACGTTCTGTTCCTTCTGCTACTGTTGGATAGTTAATTGGTTGACAGTAGATGCCGTGTTCTTCTAACAAAACATCACTGAGTTTCTTACAACGTACAGGATCACCTATCATCACTGGAACAATATGAGTACTTGCATTTTCATGTACTTCTATATCATAGTGTGCAAGTTTTCTTTTGAGTTTACTTGCTTGTAGTTGATGCTGTTCGCGTAATTCGTTGTGGTCCATTACGTACTTGACACTTGCCAAAGCGCCTGCACATATAACTGGACTAGAACTTGTTGTAAAGATAAAACCCGAGGCGACAGAACGGATAGCGTCTATAACGATTGCTTCCCCAGCAATATATCCTCCCTGTACACCAAAGGCTTTTCCTAAAGTGCCGTTGACAATATCGATTCTATCTTGTAAGCCAAGTTCTTCTAACTTGCCTCCTCCATGCTCGCCATAAAGGCCTACTGCATGTACTTCGTCAATGTATGTCATTGCACCGTATTTCTCTGCTAAATCGCAAACTTCGAGCATAGGCGAAACGTCCCCATCCATGCTATACACAGACTCAAATACGATACAAGGCGTACCTGACACGTTCTTTAGCTTCTCCTCGAGGTCCTCCATATCATTGTGCGTCCATATAACCTTGTCTGCACCACTGTGTCGAATGCCTTGAATAAGTGAAGCGTGGTTTGCACTATCACTTAGAAACACAATGTCGGGAATGATTTGTTTAAGAGCGACCAACGTCCATTCGTTTGCGACATAAGCGGACGTATAAAGTAACGAGCCTTCCTTCTTGTGAAGTTTGGCTAGTTCATGTTCTAATGCTACATGATAATGACTTGTTCCAGCAATGTTACGTGTGCCTCCTGCTCCTGCTCCAGTTTGATCCAAGGCAGTGTGCATTGCATCCAGCACAACTTTGTTCTGACCCATTCCTAGGTAATCATTACTACACCAGTTTACAATGTTCTTAATATTATAAGGTCCATACCAGATAGCGTTAGGATACTCTCCACGCTCTCGGAGTATATCATTAAAAACTCGGTAGTTGCCTTCAGACTTTAGTTTGTCTATCGTCTTGTGAAATGGTTCTTTGTTTACTGTCATTTAAATACTTCTTAAATTGTTCTTTGTCTACATGTGTATGGTTGCCAAGATGATGAACGGTGTGAAAAATACCCATGTCGTTAAGTTCTTTTTGGACTTCACACCAGTCTTTGTAACACTCTTTAATCCATTTAAACATAATACTACTTATGCCTATGAAATGTATTAGTTTTGGAAAAGGTTGCCCCTGCTAACTTTTGGAAGGTTGACAGCCAATGGCATGAATCTCTGTTCTCGATTTCGTTAGCAGGGGTACGATGTATCTATGTACTTTTGTTGTAAGAGCTATGCTCCGGGTAATAGTTATATGTTATTGCTTTGAATCGCCGGTTACAAAGTTATAAAATTGATCTGCGGCTTCTAATACTTCTTTACTACCTGGTACTTCAGGAACTGTTAAAGTTGATGTAACTTGTCCAGTCTTAGGATCACGTTCTACAGTTTGTTCAAACTGACCCCATTTAGCATAATAGTCTTTCCAGACTGAAACACTCGCCAGTTTTAATACTTCTGTGCGAATTTCATATCCGTTTTTGTTTGTGGTTACTTTTGGCATTGCCGCTTTAAACATCTCAGTAAACTCTTTGGTCTGTTTAAAGATGGCTTCACCGTACTTTGTGTCTACGCTCATTATTTTCTCCTTGTATGTGTGTGTAGTGTTATTATTATAACAGAGTATTTAGCGTATGTCAAGTCCCATTTGGCGCAACTGCGGGTCCAAATTTACCACCTGATTGTATAACGCACCAAAATACGTTTCCAGGCATCTCAGCAACTAATGTATATGTTCTTTTATCCATATTAACATACATTGTCATCCTTGCTGGCATCTGTACACCGTCTCTGGTCTCTTTACCATTGTTTGTCCTTTTACAAAAGGAATCTCTCCATACTTTTTAAGAACTGATATTATTACTTCTGGTGGCGAGCATTCAATCATTGCTGGTAGAATCATAATTGGGGGAACTGAAGGTTGCTCCGGGTTTGTTTGTGGTGCAGTCTCTTCAGTGTTGTTATCTTGCGGAGTATTTACTAATGTTGCAAGTGCGCCTGCTTGTGTGGCAGTAGCGAATAGAACAATGAAAAGACTTATGAACAAATTTTTCATAGTCTTTCTCCTTAATTAAAAATATATTTAGTTAAAAATATTGGTCCATTAGCCGTGTACTGGCTAAATCGATACCAGCTTTCCACTGGTCTTCTTCATCGTAGTTATAAAAAATTTCTTGATTAGGTTCTACAACTAACCATGCTTTGTGTTTGTATATCTCTGCTTGCAACTGCGGAACTATCCATGTACTCATTCCGCTCATTAGTCTCCAACACATAGGCATATTGTTGTGTTCCATTTTCTCTAACATTAATTCATCTGAGCTAATAGCATTACCGTGTGTTGCTTGTATTGTATTAGTAGAGTACCAATCGTTTGTATGTAGAAGTAATAGACTTTGTTCACTAACAGGTCCGCCACGATACAAATGTCCTGAGGCCCCGCTGTTAACTGCCCCTCTCATAGTTTGTATATCAGATACATTCATATAACTAGGTTTGTTTAGGATTAATCCAATACAGACTTTGTCTGTTTGTTCGTAGATGTATACCACGCTCTTTGCAAAGTGTGGATCTTTCATTACTCCTGGCTTGGCTACGAGTAACTTACCTTTGAAGGTGTCTAACATCATTAGCTATAGTCCGGTAATGGTCCGCCGTACTTTTTACCTTTGATCTTCTTGCCGCCGACTGTGACTCTTGTCTTCTTACTAATCTTATGACTTTTACGTCCTGATCTTGTTCGTAGACCTTGACTCTTACAACTCGCTAGGGCACTCGCACCTAATTTGCTGTTAGGTCTTGATGAGCGACACAGCTCTTTACTAGCCTGCCATTCTAATTCCAATGATTCGTCAATATCTGTTATCTTCATGCTATCTATATTTATCCGCAAGGCACTCAATGTCTTGATCTAACGGCTCCTTATTTTGCGTTAGACTAAACGTAAGAGCTTTCCTAGTTCCACGAGTTGTACCTAATACAACTTCTCCTGACTTTTCATGATATTCTATTTTTGTAATCTTTGCAGGCTTTTTAGATTGGCCGACAAGAATTTCCTGACCTATTTCTAGGCTCAAATCAATTGTTCGTAATGTCATTGGATTCTCCATTTGGTGTGGTCCCTTGTATGTTTGGACAATAGTATTTATTTTATAACATCTCAATCTTTATGTGTCAACCAAAAATAAGCAAGGCCCCGCTGTTAGCACTTAACCTCTGCCTACCATTTGCTAAATATTATTATGAGATACCAAATGTTAGACGACTCCCTCGGTAACTATTTGATTATTGATACCTGGGCAAACCATTTACTGGCAAAGGTGACCACCATGCAATTGGCGGCACGGACCTGCCAGCAACTCAACAAACGACTTGGAACACCTGAATACTTGGACGAACTTCGCCAAAAAGTCTTGACAAACTGACCTATATAATATAGTATATAGAGGTAAGTTAGAAAAGCAACTAGTATTTGAAAGGTACAAACAATGTCGTTCTTAACTATTCTTGGGTATGGTATACTCATTAATACCATTCATGTAATCGCAACAGGTCAAAGTTGGATGATCTGTGTTTCAGGGTGTAACTAACATGAAGTCAATAGCACTTTTATTATTAGCAACTGTCAGTCTTAGTGCCTGTGGTACAACGACTAAAACTGTTCTAAACGAATGGTACACTACTAACATAAATCCTACAGGGTTCAAATCTTATGATCCTCCCAACGGTGATTGGATTTTCATTAGGAACGAACCTGGAGGTTCTCGTACCGGATTGAAAAGAACACAGGACTGGGATTGGAACTCAGGCGGTAGACCCAAATACTAATATACCTGCCCTTAGCTCAGCTGGATAGAGCGTACCCCTGCGGAGGGTAAGGCCAGGGGTTCGAATCCCTTAGGGCAGGCCAATAAGAAATCTTTTTAATTCATCCGTCCAAAAATGGTTGACTTTCGTATCAATTGATCGTATAATATATTTAATAATTAGGCAAACAGAAAAGGCACAACGAATGATCTATAATGTATTAGAATCTAAGATGCGAGAAGCAATTGACTTAGATGAAAACAAGAACAAAGACGGTTCTATCAACTGGAACTTTGTAGACGCAGACGCTTACATGGATTGCAAAAATCTATTCCGTAGCGATGCAGACTTTTATGAAGCATTTAATTTCTTAGCAGACGGTATCCAAACCGAGAACAATCCTGCATCATGCTCATCAAACGAATATCAACTTGAAATGGAGGTTTAGTTATGTTTTACATTTATGAACAGCAATCAACTTATATCATGGGCAAGCCAAGTAAATATGATCAGACAGTTCGTCCGGATCATAGGCAACGATACAAAACAATGGCGTCAGCCAAAGCAGGGCTCACACGTATTAAAAAAGCAGAAGGCCTATTGCCAACTGATCCAAATTATGCAGACTTTCGTTATGCGATTGCAGAGTGTGGATACTTCCACCAGAACATTGAAGCAACTCGAAAGGCTCAAAACTTAATGAGCAAGGAATGGTTTGTAGAGCCAATCAACACCCCGGGTTATATGAGTCCGGCACGTGAATCTTATTGGAGTATGTAATGCCAAAATTTAAGCAATCTTATATGAAGCCGACATTCAAATATGATACGAGCATATTCGAAGGCTTGATATGGAAAGAACCCAACTCTAAAGGTACTGACACCTATGACATTACACTAGAGGCCAAAGGCTTCACTTGTGATTGTCCAGGCTTTACCTTTAGGGGTAAGTGTAAACATACTCTAATCGTTAACAACAGGGTCAAGAGAGCTATTGATAGCGAAGTCCCTGAATACTATACCGTCTAGGAGGACACATGAAATGACAGAAGGATTTATTTTATTAGCCTATATATTAGGCACAGGCTTTGGCTGGTGGGTTGGTAGAAGTTCGGGCATGAAGCAGGGTATCGCTGATTGTGTCGACAGTCTTATTGAACAGGGTTTCCTTAAATGGAAGGGCTCTAAAGATAATCCCGAAGTTATGAAATGGAACGAAAAGTAATCTGCCAAAAGTGGTTGACTTTCGTATCAATTGATCATATAATATATATAATAATTAGGCAAACAGAGAGGCACATAGTATGACAAACTTAGTAACAAAATCAGTAGAACTTATCTATCAAATGGACAACGATCAATTGAATGAAATCGTTGATGCAATCAAACTTAAAAGAACATACCTAGCCAAACAGGCTGTAAGAAGTTTCCTTGTAGGAGACATTGTTCAATTTACTAAGAAGGACGGTATGCAAGTATCAGGCCAAGTTCGTAAGATCAATAAGAAATATATTATTGTGAACGAGAGTGCTACAGGTACTCAATGGAAGGTGCCAGGTACAATGCTAACCAAGTTAGGCATAGGTGCTTAAATGGGACCGTATTCCGAAAAAGTTCAACAACAGAGGGCAGATGCTATCAAGCACCTGCTCGCTACCAATCCACAGATGGACGACTATATGAAGGCTGTTTGGGAAAACAAGTTGAATGGTCTTGCTCAAAACGAAGACGAATATAACAAACGGGTCAAACAGATTTATTCTTCCCTAAAACCAAAGCATAGGATTTGGAATAGATATGGCACAGGATAAAAAATGGTCTATGAGTGCCAAGTTCACTCAGCCATATCACGGCTTAGGTAGCAGACAATTAAATGAATATATCAAAGGCAATGATCAGACAGTAGCCAATGAACTGGCATGGATTGATTATGTTGAAGAAGAATTTATCCAAAAGATGTTGACTTATCCCGACGCTGAGGCTATACTGAATAAAATAACAAAGGAGAATAGAAATGATTAAAGCATTGATGTTCATGGCTATTGGAGCCATAGGTGCATATCTTTACATGAACCCAGGTGATGTAGAAGGTGCCGGCAAGATGGTTAAAGAAGGTATCAATCACGGTGCCACAATTATTCAAGAGGCAACTAATGATTAATATCGAAGACGTCACACCAGGCAAACCATATGCCTGCAAGTTTAAGGTCGAACATATTTTAGATGAGTATGGTCGCCTACCAGGCCTAAGCGATACACCTTTAAAAGGGCTTGGATGGTATGAAGGCTTTGGCGAATTGATGCAAAGAGATTCCGAAAAGCAATTGGTTAAGATACTCGACGAAAAGAGTAAAAGAGAATTTATTGTTCCATTCAGTCAGATATGGGACGTTGATGAAGTTGAATACGTAGAGGATTAATATGAAAGACTCAGCAATTATTACTGCCGCAAAGATGATGGCAGGAAAGGCACATGAAGGACAGGTTAGAAAGTATTCCGGCTTACCTTATATCATTCACCCTGTTGAGGTTGCTACCATTGTAGAATCTGCAGGTGGTACTGATGATATGATTGCGGCCGCATTGTTACATGATGTGGTTGAAGACTGTGAAGGATATACCTTTGAAATGATTGCAGATGAAATCAGTCCAGAGGTTGCTGAATTGGTTAGGGGTATGACAGAAGCATCTAAGCCTGAAGATGGTAACAGAGCCACTAGGAAGGAAATAGATAAAGACTTTTTAGCTCAACAGAGTGCAGAGGTACAGACTATCAAGTATGCCGATATCATTTCGAACACCCAAGACATTGCCGTAAGTGATCCTAAGTTCGCAAAGGTCTACATTGCAGAGATCAAAGCCTTGTTGAAGGTTATCGACAAAGGTGATGCTGACTTATATGCTAAGGCAAATGAATTAGTCAACCAACATTAAAAAGATTAGAATGTCAGCCAAAAGAGGTTGACATTCCTCATGACTGAACGTATAATGTATATATAATTACAAAACAACGGAGGGCATCCAATGTCTACAGATTTAAGAAACGTTCCAAACTGTGAAGCAGAGAATGAATTGCACCAAACACGTTTTTGGGGTGGTAAGGACAGAGCGACTTGTGTACAGGTTACTCAACGTAAACGTAAAGGTGAGAACAACGGTATAGCCGGCGACTTCTTTAACCATATACAATTGACACGTGAGCAGGCAGGTGCATTGGCTGTTGAGTTGATGCTATTTTCTCAAGAACGTGAAGTGGAGGACATATAATGACAACTGAAAAAGATTGGATTAAAGATCCTCTTCCGCCATTACCAAGCAAGTTTCGTCTATTCTGTAATGACAAATGGTGGGAACACCAAGACGAAATCTTTGCCTGGACAGGATCTAATCCTAAATACGATAATCGATATTATTTCAATAAGCATAAATGGATGCTCAGAGATATGTTTAGAGAACAAGAGGGGAAGAAATAAGATGGCTTATTACACTCACACAAAGGATCCAATTGGTGCTTTCCAAGAAAAAGACACAGGCAACTGGTTTGAATTTTCTAACAACGATGAACCGTGGAACAATCACTTAGGTGAAGACTTCCCCCACAAGGTATGGGTAGGCGGTAAAGGCGTATGTGGAATGACAGGCTGGCGCTTTGCCAATGTTATGAAGACACGGGCCGTGGTTGTAGTGGACGAAGATGAGTTTGGTCTACCTGTAGTAGAAAAATGGTATACAAAGAAACATAGGGACTACCATCATGTCTAAGAATAATTCAAACAGACCTCAGGCTCCTAAGATCCGTAACTGGATCGCCAAGGCTGTAAGAAGTTCCGATAGTCCTTTCAAAGCTCGTGTCGAACGAGATCGAACTAAATGGAATAGGAAAGTAAAACATCCAAAGGCGGTTGACTTATACGATAAATGATCGTATAATGTATATAATAATTAGGCAATAACAAAAGGGCAAACAAATGAATCAGAAATATTTACAAATTGGAACTAAGGTCGACAGCAAATTTGGTGAGGCCAAAATCACAGGTATTGAACTTTGTCAGAATGGTGACAAGTATGGTATCGATCAAAAGAAAGTTTTCTTAGAAGACAAAGATCGTTGCACATTTGATCTAGACAACGGTCATTGGGCATACGGATATCAAATCCAACCATTATAGGTTGACTTCTGTTTTAGAAGGTGCTATATTAAATTATAAACTAAACAAAGGGTAGATAAAATGGGAACTAGAAGTTCAATCGCAATCAAAACTGAAGACGGAATCAAAGCAATTTATTGTCACTGGGATGGTTATGTAGACCATAACGGTAAGATTCTAAAAGAATTCTATAATACTACAGACAAGGTTGAGGCCCTAATTGCATTAGGTGATCTATCTAGTCTACGTTCTGAGCTAGGTGAGAAGCATAACTTTGATAAGAGTGATGACAGCCTAGGACTTACAGACAATTGGTGTATGGCCTACGGTAGAGACCGTGGTGAAACAGGTACAGAAGCAACCACTCACAAAAATATTGGCGAATGGGTAGAAGCCATGGCAGAGAGCTGGTGTGAATATTTTTATCTGTTTGATGGCCAAGACTGGATCGTATCAAACGGCAAGAAAGATGCATCAGGCAACTTTGAATTTGATTTCTTAGAGGTAGCAATCCTAAAAGAAATTGTAAGTTAATCTCCAAAAGAGGTTGACTTCTATGCAGAAAGATCATATACTGTATAGACAATAAAGAATTAGAAAGTGGTTATGAATGGTGAATACTAGTTTACGTTATATTAAACCAGAGTCCGATTATATGCAAACCAAGGCTCGGCCACTTTCTACCTTAAACAATTTAACCGGAGGGCATTCCATGGAAGACAATTTCGAAACATTAAACAATCATTACAATAACCTAAAAAAAGAACTAGGTTATGAAACAGTATTCGACGCAATGGATACTGTGAAGCCTTTAGACTACAAATATTTCACAGACGACAAGCCGTTGATGATGACCTACAAGGTGATCAAAGACATGGGTCCTACCTTTGGCGATACTGAATGGGTGACATTCACAGCCGTTGCAAAGGACGGCACGGTAGGCGAGCTATGGAAGGCTGGTGAGTCATTATTTCAACAGGCCAAACTGGCAGTAGGTGACTGGCACTATTTCATTGAAGGCTTCGACGAAGCAGAGGATGGTTCATTAGAACTGGTAACAGGTTCATAATGAAATATATCTTAATAGGACTATTGGTATTCGCTACGAGTGCCTGTAGTTCACAATCTATAAAACAAATTAACACGGTAAGAATGATTGGTACCCTATCTCAAGCAGGGGTCACCGAAGAGGCAACCAATTGCCTCAAAGACATCTTCGATCCTGGCAATAGGGGAAGTGGGTGCTAATTGGACAAATCATATAGGGCCTATCCTGCCTGTGTAGGTTTATCTTACATTGGAAGTGGTTGGGCTAAAGAATCTAGAACTGAATGTTGGAACGATACAATAAGTCGTCCTTGGCCTTTACATCTAAGATTTCTACCCCCGAGTTGGGTATCATTTGATAGGAATGGTGCTAGGCTCTTTATATTTCATAGAGAAAGGATCAAGCAATGGCGAGAGAAGAAACGACGACAGAAGAACAGAAGTTGATCGACGCATGGCTGAAGAAGAATAAGCCTACAGTCTGTCCTCCAATGGAGAGGACCAACCCAGACGATATTCATTTAGTTTGGAAAAGAGGACGTGGAAGAAAACCTGCTAAAAAGAAGAAAGAATAATCTGCCAAAAGTGGTTGACTTCTGCTACTAATGATCGTATAATGTATATAATAATTAGGCAAACAGAGAGGCACAAATAAATGGCATATGTATCACAAGAAGATAAGAAAAAACTAGCACCAGAGATTAAGAAGGTGCTTTCCAAGTACGGCATGAAAGGTTCTATTTCAATCCGTCATCATTCAACATTGGTAGTGACAATTCAAAGCGGAGCAATCGACTTCAAAGAGTTTGGTACGTGGGGTCAAAACGGTCACGATGATGGTTATATCCAAGTCAATACATATCACATTGAAAATCATTACAGTGGCAAGGCAGAGAAGTTCCTTACAGAACTATTGGCCGCAATGAAAGGTCCAAACTATTTCTGTGATGATGATGCGATGACAGACTACTTCCATCGTTCGCACTATACAGATATCAACATAGGCAAGTGGAACAAGCCCTACTTCATGCAAGTAAGCAAGCCTAAGAAGGCTAAGGTAGCTAAAAAGACGTCTAAGAAGGTCTTAGACACCTCTATAAGCGATTCAACTGAAGCGGTTGCACGTATGACACTCACAGAACGTGAGAAGTTCGTTGCAGATATGGTTAGTCGTTATCCAACCCTAGCAGATCAGTTGATGAGTTCAATTGGTTACGAGCTTATGGAAAAAGAAGGCTACTAATGATATTGGCTATTCTAGGGGTAGTGGCTTGTTTGGCTTTGCCCCTAGTAATGCTTTTAATTTGGAATACGGAGGATCCCAAGAGATGATTAATAAATTTGAAGACATACCATTCAATAAGACAAAGATGCCCAAAGGCATTCAAGCTCTTATTACGTTTGGTGAGTATGAGTTATCTATCATACAAAACGAAATGAGCTATGGTGGTAAGAACGGTGGATCACTTTATGAAATTGGAGTGTTCAAAGGTGACAAGATGGTTCCTTTGCCTGGCATTACTGAAGATGGAGATAATATAAAAGGTTTCCTAACCAAAGACAATGTGATGGGTATCATCACAAAGATGTATTCAATCACAGGCCCAGCCATTAACTGATGACTGAAATATTAGTAGGGACTATCTTTTTGGTCAAGACTCTTGCGTTCACACCCTGTGTTCAGTTTGTAGATGATCTCACAGCCAAGTATTCTCATATGGTTATAAAGGCTGAAAAGAACGATGTTCAAGTGTTGGTTGCACCTAATAATTCATATAGGTATGGCTTTCACTGCACCAACGGACAATTAAAGATCTACCGAAAGACATTGACTTCTGAGGAATAAACCTGTATAATATATATATTAAACAATAAAGAAGGGCATATATGAAAATAAAAAGAGACATCACGTACTACAGAGATTTAGATCAAAGTCAAATAGATCATACCAAACTGCTATTAGAAAAAACTGTAAGAGAGCTGAAGATAGCAATCAATCAAAGAGCAGACTTTGGCAAGCGACTAATGACCAACGGTGACAGACCCGGAACAGGTCATTTGTATTCAATGTTAGAAACACTTGAGAACATGGGCACCAAGTGGGACGAAGAAACTAAACTTTACGGCAACTAAACTAAGGAAGGGCACAAATGAAAACAAATCAAAACTTTTTATATCACTCATTAGAAATGATTCAAAACAACTTCGTAGATCTATTGAAAGACGAAGACCACGGTTATAACAATGATGGCTTCTACAGAGGTAGTTCGCAGAGATTGAGATACCTACTAGCCACCACAGAACTATACGATGCAAAAGACGAAGTTCGAAACAAGTTCTATGGTTGCATTACGTTTGGCGACAGAGAGTACAAGAACTCAGGCAACTTCAAAGTTCACGACCCAGCCTTGCTAGATGAATTGATGAGTGCTACCTATGATGACTTAGAAGCATATGTTGATGACAACGGCTTTGATTGGTTAGGTGATGACTACGAGCATATCGATCAATACCTAGACTTCTTAAACAACTATCAAGACAAATGGAAGTTTTCATCAGACAACTGGGACGACCCAGACTCAATGGATATTCACAGAGAACTGTACGAATGGGTTGAAGATACAGGATCAAAGCATAGAAGTGGCGTGATAGGTTTCAAAAGCGAGAACAAATTTGAAGTAGGATACAATATCTTAATGGATTACTTCGATGAACTGCCAGAAGAAACAAGAGCAGAATGTCACAAGAGATTAGATGCGGTCAAACTATAATGAGCAGATAAGGTGTTGACTTTCGCCTAGAAAGATCGTATACTATATAGACAATAAAGAAACAACACAGATTAGGAGGGCAATATGCCAAATTGGTGTAACAATTCAATAACAATACAAGGTTCAACACAAACACTCAAGCCACTATGGGAAGAAGCCAATCGAGAAGGTTCAGGCCTACTACAGGCAATCAAGCCAATGCCCAAAGAGCTAGAGCATACAAATTCACCCACAGATGATATTAACTGGTATGATTGGAGAATCAATCATTGGGGTTGCAAGTGGGACGTTGATATGGAAGGCCTAGAGTTTACAGACAATGGTGACGGTACAGCCTCTATCACAGGATGGTTTGATAGTGCATGGGCACCACCCATTGAAGCCTATAACACGTTCTTAGAAGACATGGATGGTTGCACTCTATCTGCAGACTATCATGAGCCTGGTATGGACTTTGCAGGCATCTACACAGATGGTGATGATCAATACATGGAAGGCCTAGGTGAATGGTGTGAGGCTGTGGTAAAAGGCACAACTTCAATTGGCGACACCCCTGAACTATTCCAGACACTAGACGACACATTCGAATTGGTCGAAGGTGCTCGAGACTGGATTGAAGAACAAATACGTGAACAAGAGACTGCCTAATGAACATATGGGAACAGGTTATTGAACAGATCCGTGAGGACCTAGAATCAAAGGACGAAACTGCACTCTATGAACTGTTAAAGAGTGTGGATCGTAGTCAATTAATAGCGTATCTGCCAGAACACGCATGGCATAAATTCACAGCCGTTAAATAATAACATAGACACAGAGGAGAGTTATGAAGTGTCAGACCAGCCCAAATACGTCATAGATGACGATACCCAAGAACTGCTAGAATCATGTATGAATCTCGCTCAGTATATAGTAGACGTTCAACAGGATGATGCTACCCACGAGACCATGCAATATGAACTAGAAGAACTAGCAGATCGATTCAACATTCAAAGAGGCAGGGTAACAACCACTCAGACCACACGTGAAGATGGTAGTGTAGACCTAAACATCAAAATAGAACAGGACACACCACCTC